GTGGGGCCTGCTGCCCTGGCAGCGGCGCGTGGAGGGCCCGGTCGACATGGCCCTCCAGCCGGTCTACGGCGAGAACGTCTACTGCAAGCTCGACAACCGCGGCCTCCTCCGGGCCGACACCGCGAGCCGGGTCGCCCTCTATCAAGGCCTCTGGCAGATGGGCGCGATCAGCCCCAACGAGCTGCGGGACCTCGAGGACTTCCCGCTCCTGGAGACGCCGGCCGCAAACGAGACCTACGTCCAACTTGGGTTCTCGACGCTCGACAACGCGGCCGCGGCGGCGGATGTGCCGACGGATGCAGAAGAGCCGGCCACGGTCGAAGCCGAAGCCATGGTCGATGCCGTTCCGGCGGACCCCGCCGAGGACCCGCTCGCCGCTGCCACCAGCGGCGCGAACCTCGCGGCGACCGCGCTCAACGGTGCCCAGGTGACGGCCCTCCTCGAGGTCCTCGCCAAGATCTCCGACGGTTCGCTCGACAAGGACGCGGCCGTCGCCCTCATTACGTCGGCGTTCCCGACGATCGCCGAAGACTTCGCCCGCCAGATGGTCGACGGTGCAAACGAAGCCACGCCGCAGGATCCGCCGCAGGGAGGCCAGTAATGGACATCGAACGCCGCTATATCCCGCTCGACGCGATGCCGGAAGACGGCCTGACGGTCGAGGAGCGCGACGGCGAATCGCCGAAGATCCGGGGCATCGCCCCGCCGTGGGACTCGCTCTCGGTTGACCTGGGCGGCTTCCGCGAGAAGTTCTCGCCGACCGCGTTCGACAAGCTGCTCTCAAAGAAGCGGCTCGACGTTCCTCTCCTGTTCAATCATGACGACTCGAAGATCCTGGCCCGCACAACCAACGGGACGCTGCGGATCGAGAAGTCGGACAAGGGCCTCGCCTACGAGGCCGACCCGGTCGCCACGCCGACCGCCGCGGAGGTTCTGACCCTCATCAGGTCGAAGACGATCTTCGGCAGTTCGTTTGCGTTCACTGTCGGCCCGAAGGGGGAAGAGTGGGCAGAGGACGAGCGAGGCAACGTCACGCGAACCATCCACGAGGCATCCGGCCTTTTCGATCTGTCACCAGTGACGCGGGCCGCCTATCCAAGTTCGTCACTGTCTGCCCGGTCTCTCTCGGCCTGGAAGGCCGCCCGTGGCATTGTGGCACACCGCGACGACTCGCGCGGCCTGACGATCTCCCTCGACTATGACCGGACATTCACCGCGGCCCCGGGCCTGTGGCGTTCGTTCGTGGCCGATGCCACGGCCCGCGGAAATCGCGTGGTGTGCATCACCCGCCGCGATGACACCGAGGAGAATCGCCAGGAACTGCGGCTCGCGTTCGGCGACCTCGAGCTCGCCGGCCTGATCCTCTGCGGCCCGGACACGAGAAAGCGATCGGCCGCAGAGGCCGCCGGCGTCGAGGTCGATGTCTGGATCGACGACTACCCCGAGGGGATCGTCCCAGCCACCCCGCCGGCTGCCCCTGCGGGCGACGGCTCCAGGTCCGTCCGGATCTCGACCATCGCCGCAGCGCGTGCCGCGGCCGCCGCCTCCGTCGCGAGGATGCGGATCCATGCCGGCTAACTGCCCAAAGTGCGGCGGCCGCTGCCGCGTCGAATCCAGCAAGCGGGCCGGCGACCGCCAGGTCCGCTACGTCGAGTGCCAGATCTGCCGGGCCCGCCGCCGTCAGGTTGTGCCAGCCGACCTCGTATGGAGAAGGAGCGCGAAATGAGCAACACGGCATATAGCGATCTGGCAGGCAAGGTGACGGCTTTCCTGGTGGCGGCGAAAACGAAGGCCGCCGACGGGATCACCTGGCAGGAGTTCGGCGAGCTGACGCTCGCGCTCCTGCGGCTGGTCACCTCAACGCTCGACACCGTCTCGACGCTCTCCGGGCCGGCGAAGAAGGAGATCGCCGTCGAGGCGGTCGCGGCCCTCTTCGACACGATCGCCGACCGTTGCGTCCCTGTCGTGTTCTGGCCGGTGTGGATCGTGGCCCGCCCCGCGGTCCGGTCTCTCGTCCTGGCCCTCGCCAGCGGCGCTATCGAGCAACTCCTCCCGCTCATCCGAGGAAAGTAGAAATGACGCTGCTCGTCGTGGGGCTCGTCCTGGCGGCCGCGCTCCTGGCCGCCGGCCCCGGCGCAACCGATCGCCTGAAGACCGCCATCGGCGGAGCGCTCTCCGCTGCCCCGCCGATCGAGCGCCGCCATGTGGCGGCCGCCGCCCTGCTCGCCGCTGCCGCGGTGGCCTGGTCGTCTTCTCGGCCTGCCCCGCAGCCGACCCCTGCCCCCGGTCCGGCCCCCGACTCGAAGATCGTCCTTCGCGGAAAGTTCGTCGGCCCCGACGCGGCGGCCGATGCCGCGGCCACGTCGGCCCTCCTCGACGAGCTCGCCGCCGAGATCGAGTGGGACGCCATGCAGACGGAGCCGCTGATCCGGACCGGCCAGGCCGTCTACGAACTGCGGGCCCGCGCCCGTGAGCTGCGGTGCCGTGGCGTTTCGCTGGGCGAGAAACACCCGCGGGCCCGCGATGCGATCAAGGAGTTCCTGGACCAGGCGGCCGGCGAGAGTGGCGGGCCCCTGACACCGGAGCAGCGGTCCGCGTGGGTGGCCGCATACCGCGAGATCGCGAGGGCCGCCGCTGATGCTGCCCGCTAACCGGACCACGCTCCGACTCTTCGCGGTCGTGCTGCTCCTGGGGGCGGCCGTCGCCGTGGTGCTCGAGGTCCGCAGCCGCCCGCCATCGGTCGGCGGCTGGATCGGCGACTCCGAGAACTTCGGTTACGACCCGAACCCGGCCGGCGTCGAGAAGTTCCTCGAGGAACTGCCGCAGCCGATGTTCCGGCAGGCCGGCGAGGAAACGATCCGCGAGGCCAAGGGAGTCGACACGTTTCTCTACCGCTCCGCGTACAAGGCCCACCTGGCCCTCTACGGGAAGCCGTGGGTCTGCGAGCGGCAGGGCATCGGCGATTGTGTCTCGTGGGGCTGGGCGCATGGTGTGTGGGTGGCCCAGTGCATCGACTGGGAAACGGGCCGGCTGCCGATGCCGCCGCCCTTCCCGTCGACCGAGGCGATCTACGGCGGCTCGCGCGTCGAGGCCCGCGGCCGATCCGGGGACGGGACCTCGCCGGTCGGCGGCTGGAGTGATGGGTCCTACGGGGCAGCCGCCGCTCGGTGGGTTCGTGACTGGGGCATCGTCTACCGCGACCAGGTCGGCGGCCACGACCTCCGCGTCTACTCGGCGGACCGGGCGAAGAAGTGGGGGGCCTACGGCAACGGCGGCCAGGGCGACGGCGGCAAACTCGACGCGATCGCCAAGCGGCACCCGGCGACCCACGTCGCCATGGTCACCACCTGGGACGAGGCGGCCGCCGCGATCGAGGCAGGGTTCCCGATCCCGGTCGCTTCGATGCAGGGGTTCGCCAGCGTCACCGACTCGCACGGCTACGCCGCGGCCTCCGGCCAGTGGGCCCACGAGATGTGTTTTATTGGGGTCCGCTACCAGAAGAACGGCAGCCCGTCGGACGCCCTGCTCTGCCTCAACTCGTGGGGCCCGAAGTGGATCACCTACAAGGGCAAGTTCCCCGACGACCAGCCCGACGGCTCGTTCTGGGTCGAACGGAAGATCGTCGAGCGGATGCTCGCCCAGAAGGACTCCTTCGCGGTCGGATCTGTCTCCGGCTTTGGCTGGCGTGACATCCATAACGGCGACTGGTTCCAGCCGCCGCCCGCCCTGCTCTTCCCGCCGGAGTCGACCGCGTTTTCTCTTGCCCCCTAAGTGAAACCATGAAGATCGACCGAACGACCCTCCTCGTGATCGCCGCGGCCTTCCTGATCGGCTACTGGTGGCCGGCCAGCGAGAGCCGGCCGGATGCCACGCCCAGCCGGCCCGTCGTCCGCTGGATCGCCAAGGTGGCGAAGAACCTCCTCTGGGTGGCCCTGGTCGCCGAGGAGCCGCCGAAGGGCCACCAGCCCGACCACCGGATCGTTCAGTCCGACCCGATCGGGGAGGACGGGTATCCGCTCCTGGACAACGGCAGGGGGTGGTGATGTTCGAGACCTTCCGCGATTGGATCGTCGCGTTCCTCGTGTGGCTGTCGGCCGACCCGGTGGCGATCGACCTCGAGGCCCCACGCGCCGCCGCCGCGGTGGCCGCCGCGCGAGCGTCGATGGTTCCCGAGGCCCCGGCCCCGCCGGCCCCGCCCCCGACCGCGTGCGACTGCGGCGAGACATGCGTCCGCGGAACCTGGAAGCCGGACGGCAAGATCCCGCAGCAGTGCAAGTGCCTTTGCAAGCGGTGCCAGGCCGAGCGTCAAAAGGCGTGCCCGTCCGGCACCTGTCCGACACGCTGACTTTCGTCCTACGGTAGGACGCCTCAATTCTCCGGCCGCAGTCGCGCGTAGTTTCGTGTGCAGGTCAAACCCTCGCACAGGAACTACGAACCATGCCCAGCGCCAAGCTCGCCCGCCTCCAGGATGAATCGGCAGCCATCACCGCCGAGATCGAGACCCTCCGCTCCGTCGAGCCGAAGGACGACGCCGAGAAGGCGCAGGTCGAAGGCCGCATGTCCGAGCTGTCGAAGCGGGCCGACGAGATCGGCAGCGAGGCGAAGGCCGAGCGCGACCTCGACGCCAAGCTCGAGGCCCTGAAGGCGGTCCGGTCGAGCGACTCCGACGCGAAGGCCCCGGCCCGCAAGGCCCCGGCGATCCACGTCCGGGCCGGCAACGTGAAGGGCTTCGAAACGGGTGACTCCGCGGTGATCGCGGGCCAGTACCTCCGCTCGATCGCCCGCGGCGAATTCCGGGCGATGGGCGAGACCTCGCCCACGTTCGACGAGGCGGGGGCCGAGCTCACCGCCCCGACGGAGCTGTACGGCTCGATCATCAACGTGATGAACCGGCAGTCCGTCGGCCTCCGGGTCGCCAGCGTGTTCAACACGGTGGCGAAGAAGATCACTCTCCCGAAGGTGGGCGAAGGCTCCGCGTCGTTCTACGCCGAGGCTGGCTCGGTCACCCCGGCCGACCTGGCGACCAGCGGCGTCGAGGTGACGCTCTTCGGTCTCCGTCGGGCGACCGCGGTCTCGAACGACCTCCTCGAGGACTCGGTCGTCGACGTGGCCTCGCTGTTCACCAACAACACGGCGAACGCCTTCGCGTCGAAGATCGACTACGCCTGGCTCCAGGGTGACGCGACCGCCGGCATCGACGGCCTCGTCGGTGAGGTCAGCAACTCGGTCGAGGTCGCCACGGCCGAAGACACGGCGGCCTCCGACCTGGCGAAGATGGTCGGCCAGATCGACCCCCTCGCGATGAACACCGCTTGGGTGGTCAGCCCGGCCGGCTTCGGTGCCCTGCTCGCGGCCCACGCCGCGACGGGCTCGGTGATGCTGT